CTTAATAAAATTGTTTCTCTTTTCGTGGTTAACAATGAATTCTCTTTCAGCAGGCCATTTCTTAACTGATTCTTTGACCTGACCCATTGCCTTTTTAAATGCAGCCTTTTGTTCGTTACTATGGTTTAGTATAATTGCTTTTACTTCAAAGTCAGCAACCGTACCATCGTCCATAAGTTTCTTTGTGGATACAATTCTTTTTACTTCTCCAAAACAACCTTCAAGTACTAACCTATGAGTCTTACTCTCTGCTGATTTAAGTGTACCTGTAAACCCATGACGAAATTCGCAATCTTCGAGTTTATGCATAATAGTTGTTAATGACTTTGCTTGGAATGTATGGGCTTCATCTCCCATCACACAACCAAACTGAGAGAACCAATCTTTAGGTTGTTTTACTAATGATTGCCATGTACTAATAACAATAGGTAGTTTTGTGTTCTTATCAACACCACCTTGTATTTTATATATTTCTGATTCATCACAACCATAATCAACAAAGTCACCAGCCATCTGATGTACCAAAGATATCGTAGGAACAATAATCAATGTTCTTAGACCAAAGGCTTGATAGTAGTGTTGTTGTATTAAGTAAATAATTAAAGACTTACCAGATGATGTCGGTGATAAAGATAAAGATCTGCGGTTACGCAAAGCGTTATTGATATATTCGATTTGATAGTCTCTTGGTTTAAACTTACAACCAATCTCTTCAGCCAATTCTTCAACATATCCATCCTCGATAATTTCTGGTTCGCCAATCTCTTTTGGTGCTTCTAAAATATAATCTCTTTGTTCACAAAACTTCTTTAGGTGTGGATATAGACCAACATACAATACAGGACGCATTGGTTGAAAGAGTCTAATTGTTCCATCCCATACTCTTGCTTTATATTTAGGGCTGAACTGATAGCCTTCTGGTTTAAACGCAAAGAACTCTGATAGCTCAACCTTTAAACCTGAGTCAGCTTTAATTCGCATATAGACCGAATTAATATATTCTACTTCTATTCTTTCACTCATAATTGTTCCTGAAGCCAACTTGCTTCTTCTTTACCAACTTTAAAGGCAAACCCTACGGATTGAAACATACCTTTTGGTACCTTTCTCCACAAGTCTTCAGGCTCCTTTGAATAATTTTCTTTTGATGTTGCTAATATACAACAATCTCGTTTTAAAAAGAAATCCCAGAATTCATTAAAGGTCCATTCTTTTGAAAACAAAATATCTGAAGTTTCTTTTCTTGAATAGATATGTGAACGGTTGATTTTCTTCGGTCTTTTATATTCGTTCTCTTGAATACGTAGTGCAGCTGCTTCAGTAATACCAATGACTGCCCAACCATATTCTTTTAACATACTTGTTAACGCAAGCAACATACCCTGTCTTACTCGAGGAGTAATTCCTTCTATTTCCTGTATAGAACAAAAGCCATTATAAATGGTTTCTTTTAATTCAGTAGGTATATCGTTTACGTATGGATTCATAATTTAATTGCTAATATTACAAGAATTGCGGTCAAAAGAATATTGGTAAAGAAAATACCAATTGCTAAAATTGTATGATACCAAATCCATCTTGTCTTATAAGCATTCTCAATAGTAACTTCGTTTGGATCGACATCATCTGCCATCACATCAACTGTTCTTTGTGTTACTTCGTTTTGTCTGTCGGCTTCTTGCCTCCAACCCCACTCTAAAAATTTATCCCACATTAATAATCTCCTGACTGAAACTTCAGAATATCAATCATATTCTTTACTACAAAATTTCTACTGTGTATTGTTTTAATAATATCTTCAAGATAGTTTGCGTTAGCAGTATGAAAATCAATTGTCAAACTAAGTTTGATAATATCTTTATCTGCTTGAATATGTTTATCCAAATCGTTTCTTATTACCTTTCTTTGAAATGGTTTCCACCCATGTTCCTTCAGCGTTAGTTCATCCATTGAACCATCGTAATAGTTACGCTTCTCCATTTCTAATTCTTTATATTCTGCTTTTAATTTTTTGACACGAAGGACTTCTCTGTAATACAAGTTATAGTACTTGCTGTGTAGTTCGGGAATTCGTTTGCTTTCACCAACAAGGTTTGTTTCATCTATTGGTGAATCAGCTGCCCATATTGCTGCTATATCATTTGTGTCCATAATCTATCTCAAGTTTTTAAATACATTACTATTATATCAAACTTTAGGTTAAATGTCAATAGTTAAAATAGAGTTTTGTTCTCCAACTCCACGTCTTGCTACTTTATAACCAAGGTCAATGTATAAGTCTATTGTCTCATCAACTATTTCTTTAGGTGTTAATATGTTTGTCTCAAACTCAATCCAAACAGGCCAACGATCTTTATCTCTTGATAAAAGAAAAGGAATAAACGATTGAAGTATTTTACAATCACCGCCTTCAGTATCTATCTTTAATACAGTTACTTTATCAACATCATTCTCTTCAAAGATTTCACTAAGTGGAATACAGTCAATATCTATTGTCTTAACAAGCTTTTCAAGTTTATGCTTTTTGTGTTGATAGTGATAATCACCTACTGCATTACAACCACGAATCCAAAGTGGAAATTGATGTTCATAAATGGTATGAAGTGGTATATAGTATACTTTATCTTTACCGCGCTCACCATCAAAAGAAACCGCACAACAGAGTTTCTTAACGTTATTTTTATTTGGTAAACGGTCTAAGTAAAATTGTATAGGATCAATAGATAACCCAACGGTGTCGTGAGTTGCTGTTTGAATAAGAGCGTCAAAGTCCGAAGTGCCTATCTCAATAAAATCATAATTCATAATAAAGGTTTCTTGTTATATTTGTTCCATAATAAAAGTATCGTATCTCCATGACACGTTTGTAGTTGCATATGCTACATCAGTATTGTTTACATCAAGACTAACACCACCTAAACCAATAGGAAAGCAATTCTTGAATGTAAATCTTACATGAGGATTCTTGTGGGAGTTTGTGATAGTGCAAATTAAGTCTGATTCAAAACCAATCTTTTCTCTTAACTTGTTTTGTGTGGAAGTTTCTGGAGCAGAATAACCTTGGATCCAATCTAAGATCTCTTTATAGTTATTCATGTCTTCGTCAATAATCATCGTAGTCTGCAGTTCACCATAATCCAACCTATCACCATATTCATATATGTTGGCCAGCGGATTGCTAATGGTTTGTGCAGTAGCGGTTATGTCCGGAATCGTAAGCTTTTGAGTAAAGAATTCTACATTTGGGAGTCTCTCTATACTAATCGTAAAATTAGTAGGAGATAAGTAGTTATTAATAATTTCAGCCATTTGTTAATCCTAGTAAAATAATACCTTTCTTGTATAGTATTATTTATTAGAATTGAGTCGGTGTAATTATTCTTCGTTGGTAAGATAGACCATGAATGCACAACACTTGGACCAATCACCAGCAGCTAACCATTTATCATCAGCAGCCAATGCCATGTGTTTCTTGTCCATCCATCGTACTTTTTTGAACTGAGGTAATAGATTGTCTCTTACTTTTTGCCATTGCTTTGCAGCACCAGGATAACAGCTTAAGTGAAACTCAACTGCTATGTGTTTAACGTTTGTAGTTAAATAAGGCATATTCAATTCGGTAAAGACTCCATACTCTCCACCTTCACAATCTATTTTGAGGTAATCAATACTTGGTATATTATAATCTACAACAAGATCAAGAAATGACATCTTTTTAAATTCATCGTATTCAGAGAATACATTATTAAAATGATTTGCGGTAGAACCTATTCCTGCTTCGATTGGAATAACCGGAATCTTGCCGTGATCAATAAAGTAATCCGAAACATTGCGGATAAGAGTTTTGAGATGAGGTCTTGAAGGCTCGATAGCATATATTTTAGAAGCTTTACGATCAAGAGCGTGAGCGACAAAGAACCCAACACAAGCACCAATATCAACAACAACATCACCTGGCTCAACATCACGCCACCATTTGTAATCCATCCTATGAAAGAATTCAATGAATTGTGCATTAACATCTGGTAAGGGTAATCCGTCTGTTGATAAATGTAGGTTTAAATATTTGTTAGTATCTTGATTTTCGTAATCTTCTTTTCTGCTCATGTCACCAATGCCTTATAGTATTTGCCATAATAAAGAAACACGTTAAAAAGTTTACTCCAACAATAATCGTTCTTAATAACATAACATAATCGTCATAAGGTTCTGTCTTATCGTCAGAGAAACCACCTAATGAGTATTTCCATATCAATTTAAGTTTATTCATTATTATTTATTCTTCCTCGGCTAATGTATAATCCTCGAGCATATTACGAGCATACTTCGCCATTTGTTCTAATTTGTTAACTAATAGTTCTGCATCAGGAATATCAATAGGTCTAATTTTATCACCAATCAAATAACCTTCAAAGTGATTCTCAATTAAAGTCTCAAAGTCAAATGTGGTTTCTACGACAGGATCACAAGAACCTTCTCCCATATAAACGCAGACACCAAATCCTTCTTCGGATACAAATCCTGATGTGTCTATTTCAATTTGAGTAATTACACTATCCATTATACATTCTCCAAGTCAGTTGTAAATTGTTCGTTAGGGGTTGTCTTTTGCCAAAAGCTTAATGTTGTTTTAGATTCTTCAATCTGTTTCTTTAACTTTACAATCTCTTCATTGGTTGCATTTAAGAAACTTAATGCGAGCAATCTGTTTGTGTCACCTCCTAGTGCAGACGTCTCTTGCATTATTTGATTGACGACCTGTTCTTTAGTATTATTTTTATATACTATACGATCATCAATATTTGCTTGAATGAATTCCATTTTAACATTAAGCCAACGGACCTCTTCATTAAACTCTTTTATACGAGCATCAATTCTCTGCTGCAATATACCTAAACGGTAATCACAAAAGTCCTTTATAAGGTCTCGAGCATCTGTGTATTCTCGAAGTTTGCCATCAAAATCAATCACTGTGAGGTTTTGAGCGAATGGCTTACTGAGTTTAAACTTGCTAATAAGTTTGGTATCATTCCATTTAACAGAAGAAAGTTTAAGCTTTACTTCAAAACGGAAACCGTCCTTATTACATTTATCTTCGTAGGATACGATATCTCCTTCTTCTTCCAACTTATCGAGTACCTTAACATAACCTTCTCGGTCAAAGCCGTATGGTACCTCTGTGATGGAGACGCCTGTTTTACCAGTGCGTTTGAAGATACCATACGAAACATATTTTGTTGGGTCTTCTTTTGATTGTTCGACTGTTCCTTTAAACTCAGGAAACATAACTTTAGGCTTTGTGGTAATTTTACCTTTATCCAAATATTGAATACAAGCCTTCTTTAAATCTTTTGGGTTGTGCGGTAGTATATTCGTTGCGAATCCAGTTGCGATTCCTTTTGTTCCATTTACAAGTACCAAAGGAATGATAGGCAAATAGAACTGAGGCGGTTCGTGTTCAGGATCTTCGTGAATAGGAGCAAGATCAACATCTTTTATGTATTTGTTGAAATTGTCATGTACTCTTGAATAGACATAACGAGCAGCACCAGCTTCTTGAACCAATCGAGTACCAAATGATCCTCGACCTTCAATTAAGCAAATGTTGT